ACCTCAAAGTTAGAATCCATAGAAAGGGCATTGGCAGAAAGTCCAAAGTAGGAGTGATATCCAGACTTCTTAATAGTAAATGCCTTTTGCTTTCTCCAGATACTCATAGTCTTTTCATATTCGGATCCATAATATCCACAATAACGACGAATGAAACTTCCAGCATCACGAGACTCAAGCACTCGGATACCAATGAAGTTGATATCCTTAAACTTGTCACGGAGGTTATTGAGAAGAATATCAGTAAATTCATACCACTCGCAATCAAGAGAGTAGGTCATACCAGTCTTACGATCACGGAGAAAGGAGTTGGGTCCAATGTAAGCGGTTCCCATAAAAGGTTCATCTTCCCAACGACGCTGAACCTCACGGTGATACTTAGGCATTGCTGCCTCACCATCTGTCAAAATTACACACTGAACCTTCTGAAGTTTATTCTCCCTCTGGAACTTGGGAAGAATTTGGTGAAGGGCAACCATGGTCTCATTGAGAGGAGTACCAGAGAGACTCAGACCATATGGAATATTATAGTGGGTATAGCAATTGTAACGAAAAGCAGTAGCAAGGCGAAAAATATTCTTCATCTGATCTTCCAGAGTTTTACCATTAGTCTTGCTAGTAAGCAAATTCATCAAAGAAAACCATTCACCAACCTGAACCAAACCATCTTTCTTGGCATAGGCAAGTTCACGGATAGTTGCCTTATTATCCCCATCATATTTCACCAGAGGATAATCACTGGTGAATGCATATACCTCAAAAGGAATAGCAACTTTCTTACAGAACCACACAAGGTTAAAGAGTTGCTTGACGGTATCCAACATCACATCTGCCATAGAACCAGACCAGTCAAGGATAAACACAAGACCATGATTCTTGCCGTCAGCAAGGGTGGTGACTTTCTTAAAGAGGTCTTCGTTGTACTTGTAGGTGTGAAGTTTGGTGCAGTCCAGAACACCAGTGCGAGCAGTAGTAGCACGGGCATAGGAGTCTGCTGCCTTACGACACTCAAACTCTTTGACCAGATAATTTACTTCTTTCTGAGCAGAACGCTTGAACTCCAAGAACTTCTTATCAACTTCACCAAAGATATCTTCGGTTGAGTATTCTTGTTCTTCAATCCAAGAACCCCAGTATTCTTTACACTTATCATGAATTTCAGAGTTAGGGACAATAATTTTATTCAGGTCAAGTTTAGGCAACTCAAGATAGACATTCTCAGGACCACCATTCTCAACCAACTGCTTTAGTGCTTCCTCAAGAGACTCCATGGTCTTAACTTCAGGTTCTTCATTGGTTTCGCCACCAGAAGAAGTAGGTTGCTGCTCCCCTTCGGCAGTGCCACCGAAGGACTCAGTTTCACCAGGTTGCTCCTGGCCATTCTCATTCTCACCCTCAGGTTGATCGGAAAAGTCAGAGGCAGGTTGGTTACTACCACCCTGTTGAGATTCCAAAGAATCCATAGGAGTCTTCATTTCTTCTTCCTGCTTTTTCTTACAGAACTTGTAAAGAAATTCTGCAGCAATAAGAACATCGGAGAAAGTTTCGCAGGCACCAATCATATTAACGATTGGCATCTCATCAAATTCGGCAAAAGGAATGTCTACAAAATTACCAATCTTGTAATACAGATTGACTTTATCGGCAAGATTGTAGGTGGAAATGTCATCATCACCAATTTGGAAGAAATCTTGTTCGGCAAGCTCTGCATAACCCCCGTAAAAAGTCTTGGAGAGACCAGCATACCGACGCTTCATCAGTTTCTCGATGCGAACATCCTCAACCACATTCACAAACTGAGGAGGAACTTTACAGGTTTCTAACCAGTTCTCATCAGGAGTATAGAGAGCATGACCCACCTCATGACCAACCAGAAGGTCGTAGACGGTGCTGCTTGCCTTCTCCCACATCGGAAGAGTCAGCACACGGGTGTGGACATTGAAGCAGGCAGTCTCAACCTTCTTGTGCTCCACCACCAGGTCCTCAGTGGCAAGGAGTTTAGCAAGTTGGGACTTGATTTCGTGGCGGACGGTCATCGGTCTTTTGCGTATGGACCTATTATACAAAAGAACCTCGCTTTTTAGGCGAGGTCATGTGCCGCTTTTTAAAGTGGCTCAGTCGTGCTTTTGCTTGTCGGAGTGCTTGCGGTTTGAGTTTACGCTTTTGTTCTTTCTTGGAATGATGCTTCCAGTTTGGGACTTGCATTGTTCTTTGATGTATCAGGACATCATACGTGAAAAACCCTTTACTTTGTCGAACTTGATGACACTTTCAAATTTGTCATGTAAGTCTGACTTATGAGAGATGACAAAGATATTAGCATCCTTAATCACATATCTAATAATTTTAAGGAACTCATCGGTGCCGAATCCATCAAGAGAAGAATCAAATACCTCATCCATAATCAGCAGGTTTGTATTTACTGAGTTCTTGAGTCTGGCAACTTCTCTCCAAGTAAAAAGAAGTGCGAGGTCAATTCTCATTTTCTCACCTTCACTAAAAGAACTATAAGAGAAGTCTTCGTGAATGGGTGACTTTACAGTTTCACTAAACTCTTCGTTAAGATGGAAGTTAATATAAAAATCCATCAGTTGAAGATAACGATTTACCTGCTGATTTATGAACGGAAGATACTTCTTGATTATCTTCGTTTTTACGCCATCGTCCCTAAGAAGGGAGTAAGCAAAATCGTAATGAACGATTTCCTGTTTTTTAGTAGAGAGGTCTTCTATTGTCTTGTGGAGATTTTCCTTAAATTCTTCTAGCTTCTCATGTTCAGTATTTCGGTTTGCAAGGTTCTCGGTAAGAATTTGAATTTCATGCTCAAGATCTCTGATTTGTCTCTGGTTGAGGCTAATCCGAGTATTGTTTTGAGAAATGCCATGCGTTAACTTTGTAATCTCCTTGGAAAGTGCATTGAATTGACGCTCCCTCTCTTGTTCGAACTCAATAGTTTTTTCAAGTTCTTCATAACCATCTTTAAGTTCCTTTGCCTTATTTTGAGCATCGCTAATTCTATTTAACCGAAACTCTTCCTCAATACTCTGAGTACAGGTAGGGCATACCGTATTTTCGGTAAAGAACTTATGTTCTTTGGTAATGGCAGATACTTTTTGAGAGATCTTACCTCGGAGATTATTGAGTTTTACTAACTTATCACCAGCACCGGTGACCTCCTCCATTTGTTCTTGGAGTGTCTCCATCTGGCAATTGAGATTTTCGTTATTCAGAATGTACCCATTCTCTTCATCCAAAAGTTTATCAATTTTTACCTTATTAGCATCAATGTTGGCATGACCACGATTCTCCAACTCATCGATGAAGTCTTGTTGCATCTTCATCTTATCCTTAAGAGTATCCTTCTTAAGATCAAGAGATTTGATTTGATCCTTCTTCTCACGAATCTTGTCTTTGATGAGAGCATTCATCGCAGAGAAGATACGAATATCCAATAGATCCTCAATCACCTCACGACGATTAGAAGTCGTCAGTTGCATGAAAGGAACAAAAGTGCTACTACCCAGAATCACAATCTGAGTAAATGACTTATAATTTACTTTCAGAATACTCTCTTCTAGGATGCGCTGATTGGCACGATCATCTGCTTCCTTATGAAGGGGAGTTCCATTCACCTCAATATCAAACACATTCGGTTTGATACCACGACGAACAAGATAATCACGACTATTTACTGAAAACTCAATCTCAACCAAACAATCTCTCTCATTGGTAGTATTAACCAATTGAGGTTTATTAATTTTTCGAAATGGTTTATTAAACAAGACAAATGTAAGTGCATCCAACATTGTGGATTTTCCAGCACCATTTGTCCCAATGACTAGATTAGTATGATGTTCCTGAAAATCAATCTCCGTGAACTGGTTTCCAGATGAGAGAAAGTTTTTATATCGAATCTTCTTGAAGGTTATCATTCAATTTAGGGGGAATAACAATGTCGTCTGGAGTGATTACAGCATATTTGTAATTATAATGCTTGCAGGTCTTTATGGCAAGCTCATCATCAACTTCCACTACATCCATTACAGTATCTTCTTGGTCTTCGAGCATCATAGCATAACGATCTGCATCATCCTCCTCCTCAAAAAGAAATAAAACTTTATTGCCATACTGGTCTTGGACCGCATATGCACCATCTTCTTTATTGTCTTTAAGAGTGAGGAGAAACATTACTCTACTTCGCAAGCTTGTCTATACAAATCCTGGAAGATACCCTTGATTACATTTTTATCAAACTCAAATTCAGATTCATCAATGTAACGATTTAGAATAGAGATGGTATTCTCTTCTTCATCAACTTCAAAATTTTCATTCTCATGAATATCAAAGTTTTCTACAATTTTGAGTTCCTGAACACCTGCCGTATGTAGTTTATTAATGAATTTCTCAAAGTCTTTTGGATTGCTCTTTTTGCGAACAATCACCTTAACGATTTTACTTTCATACTCGGTGGTATTAAAGAGTTTGTAGTTGGTATCCTCATAATAGATATTATAAAATAATTTATAAGGATTATTGATTGGAGTATGGGTGAGGGTTTCCGTATCAAAGATATGAAAACCACGAGTATCATTCACATCCGTCCAATACATCTCATAAGGATTTCCTAGATATGAGATTCTTCCATCAGACGATCGAGTGTGATAGTGTCCCGAGAAGACCTTTTCGAACTTCTCAAATAATGTGCTCTCCAAACCATGCTCCATGATGATTTGTCGATTAACTCTAAATCCTTGTAGTTCCAAGTGCCCCATCGCACACCTGCAAACAGTCTTTTTAATAGTGTTGAGAGATAATTCTTCATTTCCTTGATTAATCCATGGCAAAAATAAAATATCCAATCCACCAACATTAACTTCTGTTGGTTGACTGTATGCTTTAATATTAGAGTAAGTCTGAAGTAAGAGTTCTGGAGAGTTTACTTCATTTGTGTTCTTGTAATATGTGTCGTGATTTCCGATAATCATATGAACATCATACTTTTTAAGAGGGTCAAACACAACCCTCTTTGCCCATTCTAGACTTTGATAATCAATCGATTTTCGACTATCAAAGGCATCTCCCATATGAATGACTGCCTCTACTCCGTGCTCCTCTAAAGCAGGAAAAAATACATTCTTGTAGAACAACTCAAAATAGTCATGAAGATGTTTGGATCCTTTGCGGGCACCGTAGTGCGTGTCCGTGATGATTGCGACCTTCATCGGTTCTTATACGTGATATTATCCTTGATCGTATTATAGTCCGAACTACTACCAGAAAGCAAGCTGTCATCAACCATCATAACCTCATCAAAACCAGTGCGTTCGATGATTTTTGTTTTAATATCCAGTTGCTTCTTCTCCTTCTGAATGCGTCTCAAGAAGGCATAATGAATAATTTGAGTAAAGTAAGCAAAAGGATTCTTGGACTTCTCTGGGTCAAAATTATGAATGTACTGAACACAGTTCTCAATACCATCAGAGATCATATCTTCTCTGAACATGTAATTGACAAAGTTTGGTTTATATGAAAGGTGTGTGGCAATCTTTAAAAAACATTCACCAAGATAATTTGGAATTGGTGGTTTTCCCTCCCAATGTTTTCCTCTCTCTTGTTTTGGTTGCTCGGTGAGATCTTTATTGAAAGCCTTTAAGTAAGATTTTTCTACTTTTGTGCGATAAACAATCATCGCTTCTAACAACTCTTTGTTGTTTACATAGTGCTCTGTCTTCTTTTTAGGCATAACATTGGTCTCTTATAACATAAGTTGTTATTATTATACCATACTTTGTGGGCTTGACAACAATGGAAATTATATGTAGACTACCTTTGTCCGGGTTGAAGAGTGAGATTTAGCTTTCTTTAGGATACTTAAGATTAAATGAATTTTCTAAAGATTTACGCGCTTCTTCTACCGATGAAATATATCCCATCTTCTTTGATGGTTTAATTTGATTGGACTTTGATGACTGATATGTATTAATAGTTTCTTCCTCTTCATCCTCAATGTAACTGTTGTAAATATCAATTAATTTTTCATCCTTGGTTTCTGTCATAGTAATAATCTTATCAAGTTTTACAATAAAGATATCATCAGAAGACATCTCAATCCATGATTTAACTTTGATATGAATACCACGAGAAGAAGTAATCACTTTCAGTGTAATTGGATTCTGAAGAACAAGAACTGGTTCTCCGTCATTTTCATCAATCATAGTAAGTGATAATACTTCTTCACCAGAATTCATTTTAATAATAGAATAGAATTCATCATTAGTATGATCCTCTACTACTTCTTTTTCTTTTTTTGTAAATAAATTTTTAATGTATTTAATAATCCCCATTAGTTTTTAAGTGGAATGTTTACAATATCATAATTAAAATTTTCTTCGTTATAAACTTTAATTCTTTCAATTAAGTGATTAAGGGTATAATTTCTCCTAGACTTGTAGGAAATGTCGTCAGCAATATCATATAAAGTTGCTTTTGTTTTGTTATTGCCTTTTCTGAGGAC